CAACCTTCGCAGCGTCCGAATTTATCAATATCCATCAGAACCCTTTTCCGTCCCTCGTGCCTGGCCACGAACTGAGTCTGTGTCTCACGCTTGGGCATCGTCGTTGTCCTTTTTGTATTCAGGAGAGATCGAATCCACTAGCCGGTTTTGCAATGCAATCTCTGCCAAGCCCCGGCGTGCATACGTCTTGACCCGTTTGCCGTTCTTCCAGCCAACCCATTTTTCATCCATGGTCTTCTCCCTGAGCACTCGTGATTTCCTAATGATCTGGCGTGGTAGGACAAAAATCTTGGTGCCAACTGCGCGACCATGGTGTACCGCTATAAGCTCTCCAGTCCCGCTAAAACGGCTGTCCTTGGTTGAGTATCCCTCAGCACGTAGTAAAGCCTCAGCGGCTTTCTCAGCCTCGCTACGGGTACCGTGTACCTCTACTTCAGCAGGTTCAACGTAGGTTGGATGCATCGCCAGCATGACGTAAACCAATTCCTGTACTCCTGCCCTAGGCATTGTGCTTACCTTCCTTCCAGTCCTTGCCCTTGTACCACTTGGCAACCTGCTTGTAACTGAAGACTGGTGCTCCGCTGATGTAGGTCAGTGGTTCTGGAAAGTCAGGGTATCGAATCCGCCAATTACATATGGTCGCTGGCTTGCCCTTGGAGTACTTCTTTGCCAGGTCCCCGATACCGGCCATGTCTGCCAATGCCCATGTCTTGAGCGGCATCGCTATGTCCTCTCTGAAGTTATCAAATGTCCCATTCGGACGCTGGTACGACGCACCCTTTGGAATCTGACGCTACGTACTCAGTGACCGTGATCGGTGAATGTCCGTGAACGCGTTTGCTGTCAAGCATGTTGCGTACATCCTCAAGCGTGCCTCGCACACTCTCGTCTTGTTGGGCAAGCGAGCCACCAGGCTTCACTTCTGTGTACTGAACACGGTAGCTGGACATGTGACAACCATACACACAGGTCCCCATGATCGCAAACATCTTTTTCAGATAAATAGTAAAGTTTGTTTTATTTACAGTTGAGAATAGCGCACGAATAGTGAATTCAATAAGCGCCAGAATCGCTATTCAATTCTAATTCGAATAACCAATTAGGGGACTATTAATTGACCGAAAGTATGATGCCCGTGAATTGCATTTCCAGCGTCTTATTGATTAGAATAGAGATACAAGAAAGGCAAGGACAACTAAACAGAGGAAGCCTCACAGGAGAAACCATAGGGGCGCGAAGATCCGAGAAACTAACGGGGAGCGCAAGCCGGAACCGGGTACGGGCTCTAAATACGAAAACCAAAGCTCGAACTAATAACCCCCTGCAAAACTCCCACAGACTTAAGGAGATCGAAATGAACACTGCAAAACTCATCACCAAGGCTTACTTTGTCGGTGCGTTGACCATCAGCTTTACACACATCATCACCAGCGCTCACAAGATGGGTGGCGAGGGTTATGAGCCTTACGTTGCGCCGTTCATGGTGGACGGGGTTGCCCTGCTTGGGATGCACATGCGAAACGAGAAATACGACGACCGTACCAACAAAATCGGCCTGTACGCGCAAAGCACAGCAGGGTTGTTGTCGCTGGCCATGAACGTTCACGCCGCACACAGCCTCTTCGGGATGCTACTGGGCATCGGCGTAGTGGTACTGTTCCTGGTCACTGAGTGGATGGCCGGAAACATCAGGCTTCGCATTGACAGCAACGCGGACAAGGCCGCTGCTGAGGCACAAGCAATCATTGATGCCGCAAGCGCCTTCCTCGCCAACTGCACTCACCGCACTACATGCGCCAGTGCTGCCCAGTGCAGCAGCAAGACCAAGCGCAGCAAGACGGTTGCCAAGAAGGCACGCGCCCGCAAGCTTGAGCAGAGGGCACTTGAGAACCTGATGCACTGAGAATTACAATCAAGGCTGATCGTCGGGAGACAGAGCAGCCAATTCCTCTAGAAAGGAATTCCGCATGGCGGACGACAAGCCCAAGCCGGAGGTACGAATTCGGCGTAAGCGAGGCACTAAGGGAGCGCTGTTTCAGGTAATGGATAAGATCACTACCAAGCTCCTTGACAATGAGAAGAAGGGTAAGGGTGGATCGTGGGACTCGCCAGGCAGAGAGTAACTAATTAAGAGTACCCCTCCTCCGGGAGGGGTGCTTTCTTTTTGCCCATCTATGGGAGCGCTCCCATAGGATTACCGAATTAGCCCCAAGCAAGGCTTGCTTGGTGGCGTCTCGTGCTATTGAGGTAGCTATTCCTAGCTGTACACTCGCCAGCCATGGTGAGAAAGAACCGTGTGGTTGCCGCTGGTGGCATGACCGCTGAGCTTGTGACAGCGATTGCTAGTCGACAATGGACAGCACAGGAACTATCAAACATATTCAATATGAGCGTGGCTGAGCTACGGCTGTTCGTTGATGCCAATACTGATCGTATAGAGGAAGCACGGGCAGTTTACGATGAGCTTGAAGCCCAGTCCGCTGAAGAGGCTACCGAGCTATGGATTTCCATCAAGGCAGAACGTCTGAGACGACTCCAGCAGGTGGCAAGCGTGCTCTATGAGGGTGCCATACGGACCTACGATCCAACGATCCTACGGGAATTCCGTAGTTATATGGCGCTCGCTGCCAATGAGCTAGGGCAATTGCTCCATCGTGGCTCCGGTGAGAACCCAGAAGGTGCCATTGCCAACTACCTCATTGACGGTGTGGACGTAAATGATTTGCGGTAGAGGGGAATTCCTAAGTGGAGCGTCGAAGAGGTCAAGAGCAGGCTACGAAAGTGGAACCACCTGAAAGACCGGAGCGCGCACCTGAAGCTCCACCCTCCTCAAAGGGTAACTCTAAATAAAACTTTCTTTACAATTTCGAGGGAGAAATTTCATGGACGCATTTGCCCACATGAGAATCAAGAAGGCTCGCGTGCGGATTCGCGAAGAAGGCAAGGGGCTGAAGATCGAAGTAGTGGGCGAGATGATAAACGAAACGGTGACTATCGAAGTGGAAGAGCTGAGCCAAATGGAGCTAAAGCCCAAATGCTTCAGGGACAAGCGTTATGACGAAGAATGAAAACTATTGGTGGGCAGAGAAATCAGATGAGCTAGAGAAGTTCCCTTGGTGCCCAACGCTGCAAACTGATAGCTCATGTTTTTCATTACCTGTGCACTTCGCCACTGAGCAAGAGTGCGAAGCGTTCATCAGGGAAGAAGTACTAGGGGCAAGCTATGCCAGCCAAGACTAGGGCACGCTCGAGCAAGATAATTGAGCATCGTTACTCTCCACGGGGTGCGTGTAAGACGATATTCCACAGGAAGGACAAGGAGCTTTTAATTTCCGGTCCAGCTGGCACCGGTAAAAGCCGAGGCTGTCTTGAAAAAATCCTCATGGTCTGTCTGGCAACCCCTAACGTGCGAGCCTTGATTGTACGAAAAACTTTGTCCTCACTCGGCTCTACCGCCCTGGTTACATGGCGAAATTATGTCGCGAAAGAGGCGATGGCGGTAGGAGATCTGGCCTACTACGGCGGTAGTGCTCAAGAAGCTCCTCAATACCGGTTCAAAAACGGCTCTACAATCACGATAGGCGGGATGAACCACCCTGACCGTATCATGTCATCGGAGTACGACATTATCTATGTTCAGGAAGCCACTGAGCTAACTATCGCTGACCTCGAAGCGCTTAACACTCGTTTGCGTAACTGGCAAATTGGTTTCCAGCAGCTTTTGATGGATTGCAACCCCGCTGGCGAAACTCATTGGCTGAAGCTGCGCTGCAATGACGGCAAGTGTGTGCTCATCGAGTCGCGCCACGAAGATAACCCTGTGCTGTTCGACGAGATCACCACACCGGACGGTGTTACCTATAGGCTCACCGAGCGCGGTACTGCCTACATTGAGAGGCTAGACAATCTCACCGGTGTCCGAAAAGCTCGCTTGCGCCATGGCAAATGGGTATCCGCCGAAGGGCAGATCTACGAAGAGTTTGACCCTGCTTACCATATCCTGCAATGGGATTACGACGATGAGGGTAACAAGCTTCCCTTGCCGTGGGAGTGGGAACGGTACTGGGTAATAGATTTCGGTCTGGTGCATCCGTTTGTCTGTAAGTGGTATGCGGTAGACGAAGACGGTGTGGGATATATGTACCGCGAGATCTACATGACTGATCGAACAGTGGCAGAGCACGCGGAAACCATCATGGCGCAAGTCACCAAGACTAACGTCGTTGAATGGTATGACCACATCAACCGTGTGGAGCGTCGGCGTGAGGAAACCGTGTGGATAGAGCCCAAACCGACAGCCATTATCTGCGACCATGATGCGCAGGCTCGCCGGACCTTTGAGAAGGCAACGGGTTTGGGAACGGTGGCAGCTATCAAGCATGTGGCGGAGGGAATAGACCTCACAAAGCAGCGATGGAAACTCAACGCCAGCAACGAAGCTCGCCTGTACTACATGGAAGATGCGTTGGTAGAGCGTGATCCTGCGTTGGTCGAGTTGATGTACCCCACTTGCTCCGTAGAGGAGTTTCCTTGCTATATCTGGAAAAAAACGCCGGATGGTAAGAAAAAAGATGAACCTATAAAGGAAAATGACCACGGCATGGACACCGATAGATACTTTACCAATCATCTTGACTTCAAGGGCAAAGCGCGCTTTACGATCGTTGGATAAAGGAGTTTCGATGCACAAGAAACCGAGCATCAGCCGTTTGATTATAGTCAACCTAGCTACCTGGCTACTCAGTCGGGTGCAGAATTCGAAACCGCAATCGGGTGCTTCCTTGGGGCGGAGCGCCGTGCGAGTTTTCTTTGACCTATCAGGATTTGTGCTCTTGACCATAGCGGGTTTCACGCTATCCTCACTCGCAGGATTCATTGTTGCCGGAATTTCCTGTTTCATCCTTGCGCGGCACCTGACATCTACAGAGGCTAACGTAAAACCCGATCCGATGATGCGCTAAGGGGTTTCAATGTGGAGTATTGCAGACAGGTTGGTGGATGGGGGGTTGCGTACTCTCAGAAACCTTGCCAGTGCACCGGTTCCGTACAGTAGTAGGCGGGGGTTCTCCACCCTGTTTGCAGGCGATGACGCGACGTCCGTCATGGAAAGAGCTTATGCCGCTTACGGTTCCGTGGGCACTATCTTCGCAATCGTTACACAGCTTGGAAACGCGTTTGCAAAAACTGAGTGGCACCTGTACCGCAAGAGCACGGTTCGGGATTTGACGCGTCGCAAGGAGGTGACCGATCATGCACTAGTCACCTTGTGGAACAACCCGAACGAGCACTATACGGGACGGCTGTTCCGGGAAACCGTTCAGCAGCATCTAGATTTGGTGGGCGAGGGTGTCATAGTCCTTGTGAAGATTGGGGATTTGGTTACCGAGATGTGGCCAGTCCGTCCTGACCGAATCCACCCTATCAAGCACCCCAAGAAATTCCTCACCGGCTATATGTACCTCGGACCGGATAGCGAGGAAGTACCGCTTACCCTTGATCAGGTCATACACATCAAATGCCCCAACCCATTTGACATGTACCGGGGCATGGGTCCAGTGCAAACCGTGTTGGCGGATACTGATGCAGCAAGGTATTCGGCTGAGTGGAACCGCAACTTCTTCATCAATGGTGCTCGCCCTGGTGGTGTGATCGAGGTTGATTACCGCATGGGCGACGACGAGTTTAAAGCGTTTGTCCGCCGTTGGCGTGAACAGCATCAAGGCGTTGCCAACGCGCATCGTGTTGCAGTGCTTGAAAATGCGAAGTGGAAGGATACACAGTTCTCGATGGCGGACATGCAGTTTGTCGAATTGCGTAACCTGCCAAGGGAAATCATCCGGGAAGCGTTCGCCTATCCTAAGCCGATGCTTGGCACTGTGGATGACGTCAACCGCGCCACAGCCCAAGCAGGCAAGGAAATTATGGCGGAGAATCAAACGATTCCCAGGCTTGAGCGTTGGGCAGACATTATCAATCAAAAGCTGCTTCCCATGTTTGCCAACGGAAAAAACCTTATCTTCGAGCCCGATGATCCCACACCGGTCAACCACGAAGACGAGGATCGGGCCAGACTGAGCAAAACCAAGGGTGCCAAGGATTTGACCGATGCTGGCTACCACCACGATGACGTCGCGGAGGCAATGGGGTTGCCAAAGATGCGATGGAGCAAGCCAGCGGCACTAAAAGCCAAGCCTGCGCCGGAGCCTGACGACGGAGGAAACGAAAGTATGCAAGCGTTGGTAGAGCGCATGTTTACGAATGCTCGCTGAGAGGACACGATGAAACCTAACCGCCATACTCAAGCTCTGCTTGACTACAAAACCAAGATGTACAACCGAATTTACAACGTTGATCCTGTCCTTGCCGCGTCATTGCGGGACATTCGCCTTGACTGGTACCGGATTACCAATAACTCGGGTACCGTAGACGAAACCTCAGAAGTCTACATTTACGACGAGATCGGCGGATCGTTTGGGGTTGACGCACAAGAGTTTGTGCGTGAGCTATCCGCCATCACGAGCCCGAAAATCGTTGTGCGCATCAACTCTCCGGGGGGAGATTTGTTTGACAGCATAGCGATTCACAACGCGCTTGTCCAGCATCAGGCCAAAATCGTTACGCGCGTTGATGCTTTGGCTGCCTCGGGTGCGTCAATTATTGCCATGGCCGGTGATGAAGTGGAGATGATGAACGGCTCGCAGTTGATGATTCACGATGCCCTTGGTATCGAAATGGGCAACGCGACCATGATGGAAGCCATGGCGCGCTTCCTGCACATCCAGTCTGACAACATTGCTGATATGTACAAAGCCAAGGCACACAATGGAACCCGCGAAGAATGGCGCGCTCGTATGCTAGCCGAAACGTGGATGTTCAGTGATGAGGCAATAAATCTCGGCCTGGCCGATCGAGTCTATGTCAAGCCAGTCGAAGACGCGGACAATGAGGAAGCTCCGGCACCGGAGTCTGAAACAGTTGAAGCGATTGAAGAAGTACCGCTGCAACTCCTCATGAGCCGTGAGCATAAGTTAACTAACCGAGGCTTCAAGTACGCGGGTCGGAAAGCAGCACCCGCACCCCTTAATAGCTGGGATGCAGTACGTAACGCTGTTGCTGCATGGGGAAACTGAACAGGAGAGAAAATGCCAAGAGTGGCAATGCCAATTAATGGCGAGGAATTGCGGGAAGTCCTTACCGACCCTAAGGCCATGAAGGAATTGATGTCAGAGGGTCCAGTGGCTTATGCCGACTGGATGGAAGATCACATCAATGTCCGCCTGAAGACAGATCCTTCGTTGCTTGAGCAGAACAAAGAAGCACACGAGAAATTCATGCTCGATTACCTTCGCGAGCACGGGGCAACGGGCAGTCCCGGATTGAATTTCGATCCGAATTCACGCCGTGCGGTCAAGACAAACACGCTGTACAACAAGGGTGCTGCGGGTGCCAAGTTTGACGGCACCTTTGACAGCTTGGCCGGACTGACCCACGGAATCAGCAACCACGCTTTCAAGACGGTCGAGCTTTCTCAGAAATTGGAAGGCTTGCAGAACGTTGCAAGCTCACTTGAGCCTTCAGACGGTGGGTTTCTCATTCCCGAGAACCTTCGCGCGGAGGTTCTTCAGCTGTCGCTTGAGACTGCGTTGGTTCGCGGCCGTGCGCGGGTCATGCCCATGGACTCGCTACGTGTACCGATCCCGTCTGTGGACTCGACATCCAATGTGTCATCGGTCTTTGGTGGCATCATCGGTTTCTGGACTGAGGAGGGTGCAACCCTTACGGAGTCACGTCCGCGCTTCGGGCGGATCGTGCTTGAGGCACACAAGCTGACACTGTACGTTGAGGTTCCGAATGAATTGATTCGGGATTCTCGTCCGGCGTACACCACTTTCATTGACACGATGTTCCCTGAGGCGATTGCCTGGTTTGAGGACGTCGCGTTCTTTGTAGGTGGTGGGGTTGGTGAACCTCTGGGGTTCTTGAACGCTCCTGCCGCTGTTAGTGTTGCCCGTAACGCTGGTGGTAACGCGATCGAGTGGCTTGACGTTACCAACATGTATTCCCGTATGCTTCCGCAGTCGCTGGGGCGCGCGGTGTGGGTTGTTTCCCCTGACGCGCTCCCGAATCTTCTGAACATGACAATTGCGGGTGGCACATCGCCAATCTGGATTGGTGGTGGGGGTTTCCCGGACGCGTCGGCACGTCCACCTATGAGCATGCTTGGTGCACCGCTTATCGTGTCTGAGAAAGCGCGCGCACTGGGTACCGCTGGTGACATCAATTTTGTTGACTTCGGCCAGTACCTCATTGGTGACCGCCAGGCAATGAGCGCGCGTCAGTCGGAGGATTTTCGGTTCAACACGGATGTTACCGCGATTCGCGTTATCGAGCGCCTTGATGGTCGTCCGTGGCTTCAGGCAGCGATCACGCCGCAAAACGGTTCCGCCAACACGCTTTCGCCGTTCGTCAAGCTCGCGTAAAGGAAGAGAAGGAAGCATGCGCGCACTTGGAAGATTGTTTGATTTGGGTGTTGAAATCAACCCCGTGGCAGACCTTGCTGCGGGTGCCAACACCGGTAAGCGAGTCCACATGAGGAATTACGAGACTTGTGGATTCTTCTTCTTCAAGAATGCTGCCTCTGCGGGTACCGATGACATTGTCATCACCTTGCAGGAGCATAATGCCAACACTGCGGGTACGTCACAGAACCTTGCGGCAATTACCCGATGGAGTCGTAAGGCTGTCGCCTCCCCGCTGTTGGGCACTGAGGTTTGGGTGGACACGACCCAAGCGGCAGGGGCGACGCTGACCCTTGCGGGGGCGACGTTTGCGGCGATGCAGATGATGGTCTACTTCGACATTGAGGCAGCTTCCATGAGTGCCGGTTTCGAGTGGCTGTCAATCAACATTGCGGACCCTGGCGCGGGTGGCACGATTCTTGGCGGATCGTTCGTCATTCCGCATGGCCCGAAGATCCTGCGCAAGCCGGACCAGCTTGCACAGTTGAATGCGTGATGCCCCGTGGCAAAGATTTCCAAGCACGGAGGCCCAACCTTCGGACCGGATGAACAACCAATTGTCCGGCCGGAAATCGGTTATGTGGATCGGGTGATAGCAGAAGACGTGGCTGCTGACGATGACTCCATAGCCGGTGATGCAGAGCAAGCCCAGACCGATAAACCCACTGCCAAACCCACACCCCACAAAAAGGCAACTGGGAAGAAGTGATAGACGGTGACCACCATTTTAGCCTTTGACGTACCGCCAACGAACACAGACTTCAATGGTGGTCCCGCTGTTTTCGGTAATGATTTCTCTGCGAGCGCACCGGGAGCCATCACCGGAATTTGGTATTTTCATGAGACGGACAATGAGCCACTTTCCGTGACGGTTACCGTTCACAGACAAGCCAATCAGCAATTGCTGAGCAGCAAATCAGTCCCTAAAGCGGGGTTGACGGGCAACGCACACAATCTGATTGTGCTTGATAGCCCTGTGGCGTACCCCACACCCGACGAAGTACTTACTATTAGCGCCTACTGGCCTTTTGGTGGTTTCTCATTTTCGACGGGTGTGGGGTTGCGTTCAAATGGGGGGTTGTTCATCAACATCGGAAATATTGGACGCTTCAAGAATTCTGCTGTGACAGAAGGGGATTACCCCACAATATCGCTTGCCACCTTGGCATGTCCCGTGGGAGTGGAATTTTCATTCACCGGCACGCCTGCACCGACCGTTGGTAGCTGGTATCAGCTGGCCAACATCCAGCGAGAGCGAGCCGAGGCACTGAGGCTGGCAAAGGTCGCTCGCCCCGTTGCCTGCCCAAATGACGGGGAACCCTTGCAGCAGGTAGGAAACATACTCCATTGCCCTTTTGACGGGTGGCAGTGGCCAAGAGATGGAGACGGATTCAAGTGATCTCAACACCGGTCTACACCACCCGTGAAGCTGTCAAAGAATCCATGGACTGGAAGGAGACAGCACGCAATAACGCGCTTGTGGATCGCGCGGTGCAAAGCGCTGCAAGGGATATCGAGGGTGCGCTACACCGGAGGTTTTACCCTGAGCTGACTACCCGTAGGTGGGACTGGCCAAACTACTCCCTTTCTCCCTCATGGGTTTTGGAGCTTGACGACAATGAGCTTATCTCCATCGACACCCTGACAGCTGGTGGTGTGGTAATTCCCTCGACTAATTACAAGCTCCGCCGAGAGGACAACAAAGCCGAACCTCCCTACACTCGTGTGGAAATAGATTTGTCTACGGCTTCCTCCTTTGCCGCCGGACCTACGTTCCAAGAATCAGTCGAGATCCTGGGCTGGTATGGATTCGATGATAAAAACGCGCCAGCGGGGGCTACAGCGGGCGCTATCAACGGCTCAGTGACGACCCTGAACGTCAGCGACTCAGGGATTATCGGTGTGGGTTCGCTGCTCCGGATTGACAACGAACGGATGTTGGTCAGCGGCAAGCGCATGCTTGATACAGCACAGAACCTACAGGGTAACCTGACCGCCTTCCAAAACAACGAGGTTGTTCCGGTGCAGGACGGTACAGCGTTCTTCATGGACGAGATAATTCTCATTGATGCTGAGCGAATGAAAATCGTTGACATTGCTGGAAACAATCTCATTGTCAAACGGGGATGGGACGGCTCAACCCTTGCAGCACATACGACAGGCACGGCGGACATTTTTGCTCCCCGAGCGTTGACAATCGTCCGCGCGTTCGTCGGCACGTCAGCAGCGAGCCACAACAGCGCGGTCAGCATCACACAGCATGTTCCGCCTGGTTTGATCAGTGAGTATGCAAATGCATTGGCCATGAATGATTTGCGGGCTAGCATCTCCGGCTACACACCAGACATGTTTGACTCCAAGGCTTTGCGCACAAAACGTGAAGCGGCCTACACTGCCTATGGACGTAAAGCTCGATCGGGGGCTGTCTGATGCCCGATATCAACGTAACCGCCAAGCTGAAGGGTCCGTTCTTCAGAGCCAACATCGATAATTGGATGGATGTGGTAGCCGATGAGGCAAAACAGGATGTTGCGCAAGAAGCGGTAGACCTGGTACACATTCAGCTAGATCACGTATTACAAAACCCGACGGGCTACTACCGTTCACAGGTGCAGTCGGAGCTAGTAGGCAAAGACTACCACGTGAATGACAATGATGTGATTTATGGTGGCTGGCTTGAAGGTGTGTCCTCACGGAACGAATCAACACGGTTCAAGGGCTACCACACATTCCGCCTTGTGCTGCAAGACATTAGAAAGGTGGCAATCGATATCGCACAGCAGACTTTCAATAGATTCATAGGGAGGTTGAACTAGTGACTTCCCCATCTCCGCTTGAGCTTTTGATCGACGGAATTATCAACGCTACTGTGTCCCATGCGGCGGCATCTGGCTATTTCGAGAGTGTCAATGCTGGACCGCCGGTAGGTTCGCCGTCACTGGAGTTGACGTGTGCTTTGTGGGTGCAGCGTATTCGGCCGATTCCCAGTAGGAGCAGTCTTATTGCCACTACGGGCATGGTTGTGCTCAATACCCGCCTGTACATGGGGATGGTCACAGAGCCACAGGATTACATCGATCCAAAAATGACTAAGGCAACAAGCGCGCTCATGGCAGCCTACACAGGGGATTTTACGTTCGGCGGTCAGGTGTCCAATCTGGATTTGCTTGGAGCACATGGATTCCCACTAGAAGCTCTGGCCGGATACCAGACGATCGGCACAATTAAATATCGTGTCATGACAATACAGGTTCCATGTGTTGTAAATGATATGTTCATACAGGCACCCTAAGGAGGTGAGTGATGAAACAACACGGTCTAGGACAGCGTTTCTACATAGACGGGGTAGACCTGTCTGGCGATACGGGGTCAGCTTCCCGGATTGGTGGGGGTCTGGCTGTCGTACTTCCGGTGCCTGGTATCAATGGAGAGGCACAAGAACGCATCGGTGGGGGTAGGGACGGAAGCCTTGTCTGGCAATCCTGGTTTAACCCTGCTGTGGGGGCTGCACACAAGACGCTGAGCACTCTGCCCAATGGGGACAGGCAAGCCGCTTGGGTACACCGTCCCGTTGTCGGGGGCAAGTCAGCACTCATTATCGGCAAACAGATTGATTACGCCGGTAACCGTGAGGCCAATGCTAATTTTCCGATTGCCATTGAGATGCAGGGGAATGGTTTTGGTCTCGAATGGACGGACAACCTGACTGCTGGCAGTGCTGCTTTTGGTGGCGCAGCATCGGGTACCGCTTATGACTACGGTGCTGTTATTGGCACAACGGCTTTCGGCTTACAGGCATACTTACAAGTATTCGCTCCGTTTACCGGCACGTCCGTAACCGTTGCAGTGCAGCACTCCGACGACAACGGCGGAGGAGATCCTTACACCAACGTTACCGGGGCAGTGTTTACCGCTGTGTCAGCGGCACCAGGGTCACAGCGAATTCAGACAACACGAAATCAATCTGTAAAGCGCTGGCTAAGAATCAATCTGACCGGAGCATTTACAGCCGCGAACGTGGCTGTTTGGGTGTGCAAGAACCTCACATTGACGGTGTTCTGATGATAGAGCAAATGGTTACTCAGGTTCTCTCTGACGGAACGCTGATACAACGCATGAAGCCCAAAGCTCCGGCGCAATATTACAAAACATACGGGGTTCACTCCCCTGTGGAGACGCATTACCGCGACGCAACTTGTCATGAGGTTGAGTGCCCAAACAGTTTGAAAGGTTGGGTTACCAAGCTCGATGTGAGCACGGTAGCTGGTGCCGATACAGCTAACTGGGTTCGCATGAAATCGGGAAGGCATTACACATACGAGCAAAAGGGAACCATAGTCACGTTCCACTTCCCTCCGGGGCAGAAATGTTTTATCCCACACAAGGTTGCCCTTGGTCGCCCTGAGCTTTTTGTGGTCACGGGGGGAGATTGGCGAGGCAACCCCATGAGTATTGCAGAGTACAAACACAAAAACGCTGAAAACTGGGTTGAGGATTGTGCTCTACACCAGGACGCAATAGCAAAGATTGCACAGAGGGGATAACTGATGAAAGAGTCTGGCCTTGCCTGGACAACAATGAGCATCAAGGATGCGGGTGGAACCCTACGGGATATCCGCACTGACATTACCAATTTTCAATTCGCTAGCCCGCGTGGTGTGCAGGACGTCACTGGTATAGACAAATCTGCTATGGAGCGCTTGCTTCTATTGGCGGACATGAGCTTTACGTGGAACGGTGTCTTTGACGATGCGCTGAACCTGGCTCACGATACCTTCAAGTCCATTCCGTCAACTTCAGTGGCTCGCGATATCGCGTTGGTGGTTTCGGGACAGACCTTCGGTGTTGTACCGCAAACGCAGGTACTGCTTACTGATTATTCGATGACGCGTCCTCAGACAGGCGAATTCACATGGTCCGTGCCGGGGGTACTGGCAAACGGCGTAATTCCCACTTGGAGCTGACATGGGCTTTGTCGCCCCCACTGCGATTTTCCCGCTAACGTTCTCCAATCCGAGCCTTGAAGGCTTGGAAGTGTGGATGTTGCGTCCTTCCGTTGATGCCATCGGGGACATGATGCTTCTCGGAAACATCAATAGAAACGCGATGACACACGAGGATGTGCGTTGCCTCAAAAGTGTATTTGACGCGTTCATCAATGGCCTGAAGAAGTGGAATGTTCAGGAGCAGGTGCTTGACGCTAATGGGCTTCCCACAGGGCAATTGAGCGATGTACCCGCGAATGCCGCTGGTGTGAAATCACTTGATGGCAATTTCCTACTGCTCGTGATCCTGGGATGGGTGGAAACAGTCACTGGTCTAAATTGGACGACCGATAAGGTAGCCAAGATCCCTATGGAGACAGCAGAGTAAGGGAGGGTCAGCAGAGATGTCCAATGAGGTTGAAATTGCTGTTGTAACTGCTGGCGATGAAAAATCCAAGCAGGCACTGAAGTCTGTCCAAAGCGAGGGTGTTAAAGCAGCAGACAGTATCAATCAGATTGGTGCAACGGCACGCGGGATTCTCTCTGCTGACATTATCGGTCAGATTGGTGAGGCAGCGAGAACCGGTTTCACATCGGCCAGGGACGCGGCAACAGATCTCGGTGAGTCCATGAATGCTGTGAACCGTATTTTTGGCGACAGTGCCGATGTCATCACCAAGTGGGGAGACGAACAGGCAAACGCTTACGGGCTAAGCCAAAGGGCATTCAACCAAATGGCTGTGCCGATCGGGGCAAGCCTGAAAAATGTTGGCCTGGAAATGGGTAATGTAGCTCGGTTGACGCTGTTGCTGACCGAGCGTGCTTCGGACATGGGGTCAGTCTTCAATCATGATGTCGCAACGGTTTTGGAGGATATCCAAGCCGGTTTGCGTGGCGAGGCTGACCCCTTGGAGAAGTACGGTGTCGGCCTGAACGCCGCTGCTGTACAACAAAAAGCCCTTGCGGATTCAGGAAAAGAGTCAGCCGCGTCACTGACCAATCAGGAGATCATGCTAGCCCGCGTGAACCTTCTTTTACAGCAGACCAAAGACACCATGGGAGATTTCAAAGGCACGGCGGACCAGTACGCCAACGCTCAGCGCATCGCTAACGCTCAAATTGAAGAGGCACAAGCGAAGTTGGGCCAGGCATTCCTTCCTATGCTCGCCGAGGCTGCAAAACTCACTGGCAACGTTGCAGATGCGTTCGGCAAGCTTCCTGGCCCGATCCAGACAACAACGGCAATTGTACTTGGGTTGGGGGCAGCATTCGTCATCCTGGCACCGAAAATCGTTGCCGCTGTTGATGCCTTCCGGGAAATCCGTGCAGGGCTTCCGGATGCCGATACCAAGATGGGCAAGCTCACGCGTACTGCTGTGGGTGCCGCTGCAACACTCGGGGCTATTGCCTTGGCTAGTAACGCTATCGCATCTAGTTTCGGTACAAAGCTCAATCCTCAGATTGACGCCATGGCCGATTCAATGGCGGTTTGGGCTTCCAAGAATGAATTAGGCGGGGAAGCGGCACGGCTTTTCGGCAAGGATCTCGAAAACCTCAAGTATGACTTGGGAACCATCGATTCTGGTTTCTGGACAAAGTCCGGAAATGCTGTAGCCGGATTCTCAGAGAACATCAGTGGTCTAGGCTCAACGATGGATCAATCCCTTTACAATGCAACGCTTCGTATTCAGACGATGGATTCAGCCCTAGCGAAATTGGTTGCAGAGGGCAGAACCAAGGAAGCTGAAGCAGCATTCGCCAAGCTGTCTCAACAAGCCAAAGACTCTGGTATCTCGATGGAGGATTTGGCTGCTGCTTTCCCTCAATACTCCTCTGCACAGGAGAAGGCGAACAAAGAGACCAAGGCCACCACAACACAAATGCAAGGCCAGACAATCGCTCTGAAAAACTTGCACGATGCCCTACGCGCTCAGTCCGATCCACTGTTCGCACTCATCGACGCGCAACAAAACCTTAAGGAAAAGCAGAAGGAGCTTAACGAGGTAATTAGCAAGCATGGCAAGGAATCCACGGAAGCACAATTGGCTACCCTTGAGCTGAGCAAGGCCAGCATTGAGCTATCCGGTGCAGTTGCCGACGCACAAGGCAAGTTTGATGGAAAGCTCACCCCCGCAATGAAAGCCGCGCTCCAAGCAGCTGGCATGACCGAGGCACAGATAAAGAACCTTGAGATCTCCTTCAGAAATGCAGCAGCAGCAGGAGACCAGTTTGCCAAGCAGTACACAGCGACCGTTACAGTTGTCTATCGCGAGAAGGGACGCGCTACAGCCGTCAGCGACGAATTCCAATCCGGTGTGGGCGGTAGGCAATCTGGCGGTTACGGTTCAGGCTGGGTTGTGGCAGGCGAGCACGGTATTCCCGAGCTTATCAACCTTGGTGCCTCAGGACGGGTTTACAACGGTGTGGAGTCGCGCGGTAAAGCTGCTGAGCTAGCACAGGGAACGGGCATGATCGGCACTGGCGGAAGTCCAGCTGATGTAAATATCACTTACAATTTCACGGGAGCAGACCAAGCTTTTGGAGTATTTTTCCGTCACTTCCTTGACGTCGAAGCAGGCGGAAACGTTCTTAACCTGAACACAAACAACTAGCGAGGAATCATGATTGGTCATCGTTACGTTGCCTTCAACCTGGCCATGGTCACCACGACCAGACCAGCAGGCGTGACAACTGGCACGAACATAAAGACCATGCTCCAAATTTCTGTGCCCTCTACGCGTAAAATTTGGGTACTGGAATGGGGTTTTGCGCTTGAGAGCTTCCCCACGGCGCTGTCAACGGTGGAATTGCTGGACACTGATGTAGCTGCCACAGCGGGAACCGCACATGTCGCGGCAGGAGTCCAGCCTATCGACCCTGATTTGCCTGCATCTCTTATGACTCTGGGTACCGGTGCGACTGGTTACAGCTTTACCGCTGAAGGTGCCATTACCGCCACGCGCTCACACGATGATGTGCTGTTGCGTGCCAACACTACCGAGCCACAAATTCCATATATCAAGAAATTCCTCCCCCATGAAATGCCAGTGGTAGACACAAGCCGTTTCCTCCGTGTGCGGGCGCATTTTGGCTCAGCTGTGAACATGGTTTGTTGGATCAAGTGGGGTGAGTAATGGCTGACGAACTGGCGGATTACGAAGCGTGGCAAGCATACTGGGGGTACCCCGATGCACGCTTGCCGTCGGTGCCGTTTGCGGTTGGCAGCCATAGAGCTATTACTTTTCCTGCAACACCTTTACACACCACGTGCCGTATTGCCTTAGACGCCAATCTATCCAACGATTGGCGTTCGTGGAATTGGCTGGATATAAGCGATCGCGTACGTTGGCAAGATGGTGTCACAATCACTTCTGGCAAGCGGGATCGTGACCCTAATGTGCCTGCCGCTACAGCACAGTTCACTGTGACTAACATTGATGGTGAGCTATCACGGCAAAACGTGTTCAGTAGGTTGTTTGGTGAGCTGTTTAAACATAATCCAATTTGGATTACCACAGACGTGGGCAACGGGGAGTTTGATGAGTTCTTCGGCTTCACACAAGAGTTGCCCAAGCGGTCAGACAGGTCAGGGACTGATGGCAAGCTCTATATGACGTGCAAGGGTCCACTTGATCACGTCTTCCGCAACAAGGAAAAAGAAAGCCCATTGCGCACGGCGTGTGCTGCTAGTGTGCCAGATGCCCTATGGACGCTGGAAGAAGAAGCAACGGCGGTACAGGCAAGCTCCGCTTTCAGTGGCGGGGCACCCATGCAGCAGAACGGCACAATCCAGTGGGCAGCCACAAACCGCGTAGTTGGTGCGCTGGCATTGCCCAACATGCGAAGTGGCGTAGGCACACTTGTAGGTGCCTTACCGCGTGTGCTCAGTCCTGGTGCACCAGGCTACCAATTTGATCACAACTATATCGTAAGCGCGGTCATCAGCCCTGAGGATTTTGCCTCAGGGTCATGGACAGTTTTCCGGTTCCGGACTGAAAACCAAAGCACTATCGGTAGTTGGGAACTGAATGTAGTGAACGATGGAACCTTGCAGTTGGTTTCCTACAGCTACACCAACGTTCCGACAATACGCTCAACCTCCGCCGTGGTCCCTGGAATCTTCACTGAGCCGAAGCTTGTTCAGGTTACTGGTGAGCTGCTGGACGACGTAACCGCTGATGCTCGATTCAGGATTTGGGTCAACGGCGTCCAGATGACCACGATTACGCTTGCAGAGTTTACGGGTAACTTCTTGTCGGTCACTGTGACCAACGAGGATGCTACATCAGAGCAAGCGGCACTTGGGTTTATCATGGTGCATCATCTGAGCGCATTCCCGATTGCCAACGGAAACGTGAACACTACTCCCAACATCCCCGAGATTGTCAGTGCCCTTAAAGGACATGTCGGCGAGATGGTTCACGAACGGCTTAGGCGCGTGTGTCGTCAAAAGGGAATCCCGTTTTACACATCGGCGGGGGTTAGCCAACGCCTAGGACCACAGCCGATCGACACACCCATTGCGGTAATCCGTGATGCGGAAAGAGTTGATGGTGTGGTGTACGAACGAGAGTTTGGCTTGGCGTACAAATCGACAGCAGAGTACTACCGGCAACCGGAGTCTCTTGCCCTGGACATGTTGCAAGGACATGTCTTAGGTGAGCTACAGCCAGCGGACGACACAACGAAGTTTTACAACCAATGGACTGTTACCCGTCAAGGAGGTTCTAGCTCCACGCAACAAAAAGACGGTGGGATTTCAGAGAACGAAGAGATATTTGGCAACCAAGCGTCTTTCAACATTGAGACCGACATTCAAGCGGCTTACCTCGCTGCTTACTTTGCCAACCGCGATTCTTCCGACGCTGACCGTTGGCCATTTGTGAAGTTTGTTTTGCAGAAACATCCGTCACTTATCCTGCCATACCAAGGGATGCCGTTTGGTGCGCGGGTAACGGTCGCTAACATGAAGACTCGCTGGGGTGTAACAGCACTCAACCTGATTGCTGAAGGAAAGACAGTATTCTTCAACTCCAAGCAGTATGAGATTACCATCAACGCTTCGGATGCCAATATCCACAACGTGGGACAACTCGATGGCGGTCAGGTATTGGACGCACGGTCACTGGTATTCAATTCCGCCGTGGGCACAGCGGATACCACCATAGACATTCTGGCTGGAGACACTCTTGAAAAGCTAGATACCGGAATTGCTAACTACTCCGTAGACGTTACTGCACGTGGAGAAGTTATCAGAATCAGTGACGCTAACCCCATTGTGGAAGACACATTCGCACGCACTGAGGTAAACACCTGGGGTGTCTCGACCAGTGGGCATACTGTTGTCTCGGTTGGTGGCGCTGCAACGGACTATGCCGTCAATGCGGGCTCGGGCAAACATACGCTGACCGACGTAAACGTTATGCGCCATAGCGTTTATGCTTCTGTGGGGTTGAACGATGTCGAGTTTTACGCCGACGTACGCATCAATGTTCTTCCAACTGATGGGTCTATTTCCGCTTGGCTCACCACACGCTGGCTGGACTCGGGTAATTATTATGATGCAGTGTTGTTGTTCCGCCCTGAGCAGTTTGTTCAGCTTGCATTAGGAGTCCGCGCAGGCGGTTTGCACACCCTTTTCACAGACACATCTACCGGTCCATCCGGGGTTGTGGAGCTTGGTGATTACACGGTTGGTAATTTCTGGCGTATCTACATGCGTTCAGTGGGAAATTCGTTGTCTTGCAAGGCATGGGAAGTTGCCACCCAACAAGAGCCATCTACGTTTCTTAGGAGCGGTACCCCCACATCTACTACCGGAGTTCACCCGATCGGCGGAGATTTCGCTGTACAGTCGCGCCGTGAGCCTGGAAACACCAATGTCAATCCTGTGGTTGAGTGGGACAATGTGTTTAGTGTAAATCCGGTGCGGTGCACAGTTACCCGCAGTATTAATGGTGTGGTACGCGCCCATCCGAAGGGCAGATCTATCCGTGCAACCGACCCTTTCATTTTAGGACTGTGACATGCGTTTCACCCCACTTCAGAAACTGACTGCCGCTGATCTGTTTGACCTGCAACGGCTTACAGAACCGTGGGAGCCTTTCAACCCCATATGGACGACAGGTGGAACCCTCCCAGTGCTGGGAAACGGCACACTTACCGGCCGAAAACTGGCCAGCGGCAAGACTCGATGGAACCTGATTCAGTTCACGCCAGGCTCTACAACCACTTTTGGCACTGGGCAATATTTCTGGTCGATATCAGAAACGGCGCGTACTCAGTGCGTTGTGGGTTCGATGTATATTTTTGACAATGGTGCTGCAAATCGTTCCGCCCTCGCGGTTTTAGCCAGCACACTAGACGCAATTTTCGGAGTAACATCAGCAGATACGGACGTAAGTGCCACCGTTCCACAGACGTGGGTCAACGGTGATCTAATGTCAACTCTCATTCAATTCGAGGTACCGTAATGGAAATCTTCAGGAAGGCTCCCGGACAGCTCATCTTCGAGGGACAGAATCTCACACGGGCAATGGTGCTGGGTTCCGCACGAAAATACGTTGTGGAGCAACAGAAAGTACACGAGTTGGACGCTGATGATCTGCTTGTGGACATGCCCAACCGCGTGACGCGGGCATGGTGGCACGACGCGGCCGGTCTTGTCCAAGAGGATTACAAAGGTGCGGTTCCCGTCACAGTTGTCAACACGTCCAACGACGAAAGGGTTTACGGGCCAAGGATTCCAGCAATGCGAATCCGTAAGTCCGGTGCCCCCTCGGAAATACTGTAGGAGTGCTCATGCGTGCAAGGAACATGCAAGCGCTGACGAACGACTACAAGCGGGAATACCCCGGGGTTGTCGTTTATGGCATTGGCGATGAGGCACACAAGCTAAGAATCTCTGATCACAATGAGGACGACACAGCTGGAAGCAGGTCAGCACAGACTGACCCTGACAGTGTGCCGGAGCATCGGGCAGTTGATGTAATGCTTGGTCCGGCGTTCAACAGGACACAAGCCCAAACAAGCATTGACAGAATCCTTGCCGATGCACGATTGCGAGCGCGGCTGTGGTACATCAATTTCTTGAATTACCAATGGTCACGCTCAAACGGTTGGGTGCGTAGGGATAACTCTGACGACCCACACTCTGACCACATTCATTTTTCCGGATGGGCTGCAAACGATGAGGACGCATCCGGTTGGTTTGCTACAGCAGGAGGAGAAGAGATGTTTTGCCAGAAGGGCGATAAGGGAACGGGCAGAGTCGTTGTCCTGCAACTACAAATCAATGAGGTTCTGACACATATGGGCGCAGGGCCTTTGTTGGTGACCGATGATGACTACGGCGCGAAGACAGCTGCTGGATTGCTCCAAATCGGTTGCGGCAACGCAGAGAACGGCGGTACACAGTATTGGGCAGGAGAGTACTACGCGCTTGATGCAAGGCTCCGAGAGATTGCAGCTGCAAGAGCGCTCGCTACCCATCTTGCTGATAGCGAGCATGGCGGAGAGTTGCCCGACAATCTTACATTCACCGTCCCTGCTATGACTGTCACTGCCCAGATCACGAAATAATTTAATCAAGGGGAGGAAATGAACGACCTAAAGCCCTTGCACAAGACGATCATTGCTTGTGTATTTTTGGTAACACTTGCCTTTCTACAGTGGAAAGGGTTGGAAACCGCTGCTTTTATTACTGTCGGGCTGCTCCTACTGGGCATCGCGGGATACAGCCTAGGCAAGGTCGAGGCAGTGCAGAAACAAACCAACGGCGGTCAGCAAATGCTCATCGATGTAATAAAGGAGAGCAATCAGCAGCAAGCCGCGCTCATCAGGCTTGTTGCCAGCCTGCCCCCTGCCCCCACTGAAATCAAGGAAGAAAAACCGATCCTGGAAGGGAACTACCGTGATGACCATTCCCGAGAAGAATCCATGGCTAGCTCGCGCTAGGAAATTCCTGATTGCTTCTGCCGTTGCCCTGGTAGAGATTGCCAATGTCTGGGTTGGTGGGCCGGAGTGGCTGTATGCAGTTGCCCCCGTAGTCGGTGCTGGCCTGGTGTACGCCGTAGGCAACGCTCCGGAATACACCGACCCCCGCAAGCGTGCCATCCCCCCACTACGTAGTTAACAATTGGAGTACATAAATTGCTGTCTGATCGGTGTCATAGCTGGTCAGGCAGCAATTTTTTACTCAAGGTGTGATGTACGCCACAGATATTGACAGGAATTATTTCCAAGCCTTAGCCTCAAGGTAATTACATAACCCCCTTGACCAAGGAGCCATCAGTGAGGCTACGGACCATCCTCAATCCGCTTTCCTCTCGCCAGATCGGGACGTCGTACGGGAAGCGTGCCCCGTTGCTTTCCGATTATGTCGCTATACCGGCCGTAGAGACCTTCGGCACGTGGCCGGTTGAAGAGCTGATCAACCGAGACATGCGAGATGGACTGGCGTGTTACGCCAACTGGATGTCTCGATAAGGTTTACCGTACTCCTACGGTAAAATGTAAAGAGCTAGGGTCGTTGCCGTTGACTGGGCGCGGCCCTAGTGATCTAAACCCCAACTGAATCCCCTGGAAGGAAAATCTCAAGGTGAAAAAGATTTCGTGCCGTGAGCACCAAGGCGGAGTTTTCACTATCGCTGCCAAGCCCGGGCGCCCTCCGGTTCGGTGCACCGCTGATAATCCCTGTACCGCAGTGCGCACCAAGGAAGCTGTTTCCGCCAAGGTGCTTGCTGCGAACGCTGCCGTAAGGGAACACCGTAATCCCAGTAAGGCTTCCAGTGCTCCGGATTTCCGATCCATGAAACTCCCTGAGCTTCATGCCTATGCTCGGGAGCACCATAGCTCTATTGCGAAATTGACCAGTCGCAAGGAACTGGTTATTGCTCTTGAGAAGCAGACACAAAAGATGCAAGCGGTTGTCACTGAGTCTGTCGCCAAGGATGCTATGAAGGCACTAGAAAGCCATACAGCGCCTAAAAAGGCTGAGCCCAAGTTCCGTGCCTCGGATGAGGTAAAAACCGCTCACGGACGTAATAAGAGCCTGGAATTGGCGCAGAAGGCCAAGGCTCAGCTTGTCGCGCAAGGTTGGGATGTCCAGGGTTCTGCCAAGGGTGAATTGGTTACCATCAGCGCGCATCGTGGGGATGAACTGCTTTCGATCGCATGGAAAGACGGTGTGGCCATTGATCAGAATTATTCTCTGTGGTCAGTGGACATGCCGTCCCACAACGGCGAGGTTCCTCCACACAATCTCCCTTTTGACCCTGACTGGGCAACCGACAGCGAAGTAGCCGCTCATCTGGTGGGCATGAAGGTCACCTGGTGGAATCGGATTTCCGGCAAAGAAGAGCATGGGCTGTGTGGGCACGATACAATTACCATTGAGCACCGTTTCGATGGTGCCGGGCACGAAATCCCCTCCGAGCGATTGATCAAATTCATAGATGGTGCAGGCGGAAATTTCCGTTTAGTGCAGCTAGGCCAGCTCCTGAAGGTAGGTAAGTGACGATGTGGAAACTGATTGACGCGAACGTACGCAACGCTCGCTTCGTGCTGAACATGGTCCTACTGGCAGGCTTGATTTACGCCATGGTAGTCACCCTGAAGACAGGTGAGACACCTTACATCAACTTTTACGGCGACTGAGGAACATCGTGAATTTAATTCACATCGAGAAAAGGGGTAAGCGGATCGTCCTGGATACGGATGGTCCGCTTCCTGGCTTTCGGTCGGCAATTCCCGGAGCCTACGAATCCGTTTCAGGACAATGGACTGTGCCACTGAACTATGAAACATGCAAGCTCTTGCAAGAGAAATTTGGCAAGCGCCTGCGTGTTGGTATGGAACTCCGGCGTTGGGCAACCGGTGTGAGGTCATCTCGGGATCGCATGGCCAAGCTGGCTGCCTCCTCCGACGCCAAGCTCTACCATCTGAAGAAAGCCGCACCTTTTTTGTACAAGGCAATGAATCGACGGAAATACCAGCGCGTTGGGGCGCGCTTTGTTGCCGACAATCCCGCTACGGGGATTTTCGATGAACCTGGCCTGGGCAAAACTCTGATAGCCATGGGCGGAATCCTTGAGGCACAGGTTCCCGGACCCTACCTGATTATTGCCCCTAAAACCGCCTCTAAGCCGGTCTGGTGGCGCGAAATCCGCCGATGGCTGCCCAGGTGGCATAAACCAATTACGTTCGCTGAGGGACACGCACAGCGGGCTTATCGCATGCAGCGGACAGTCATGGATGAGCACACATGGGTCATCGTGCACCCTGAGATGGTCATGATTAAAACGATGCTCACTTGCCACCGTTGTGACAAAAGCTGTTCACTCACGACTAGGACACGCCGGATACTGAGCTGTGGCCACCCGAAAACGCCGAAAACGGTTAGGACTGAGATTCCCAGGTTCCCCAAGCTGTTTGAGGTTGAGTGGGGTGCGGTAATCAATGACGAATCTCACGACAATCTAATTATCCGGAACAATGCCGTACGCACTCAGCGGCGTGTCGGCATGGACCGGTTGAAGGTTCGTGCTGGCGGTATCAAGCTCGCGCTCACGGGAACACCGATGGACGACAAACCTTATAATCTTTGGGGGACGCTGAATTGGCTTGACGGAGCAACGTATTCCGCTTTGCATCGATGGGCAGAGTTGTTCTGGCGCAAGGGTGGATATAACGGTTACGAGATTGGCGAGTTCATCAAAGAGCGTGAACCCCTGCTTTGGGATTCGTTGTCCTCCATAGCTTTACGCCGGACCAAGTTAGAAGTTGCCAAGGATCTACCACCCAAGATTGATGTGGGAACACCACTCGACCCTCATGACGAAACTAGCCCTGTGGGTATTTGGCTTGAGATGGAAGGGAAGCAGGCCAAGGCTTACGATCAGATGCTGAAGGGTTCCATAGCTGACTTGAAGTCCGGACGCCTGATGGCGGTTACCGCGCTGTCGGAGTTGACTCGTCTCAAGCAGTTTGCCTGCTCCTACGGTGACGTTTACTGGACAAAGCTCCCAAGCGGGGACAGAAGGCAGAAATTCCGCCCTGGGCTGCCCTCTAACAAATTCCGTTGGGTAGTCGAGACCTTGGAGGAGTGGGGTTACCCACAAAATCCTATTGACAAAGTTGTATTCGTCAGCTTTTACACGAGCCTGCTTGAGTTGTTCATGCAGCAGTTGGAAAAGCATTTTAAGACCAAACCGGGAAAACCTTTGTGTGCAGCCATTTCCGGCAAGGTGGCCAGTGCCCATAAACGAGCAAAGATTATTGAGCGCTTCAATAGCAGTGGTAATGAACACCTGCTGATGCTGAACGTAAAAGCAGGCGGCACGGCTATCACGGTTGACTCTTCCTCACGTACTATTTTCCTTTCCGAGACAAGAATTCCTAGCCAGCAGCAGCAGGCGGAAGACCGCACGCACAGAGTCAGCAATCCTCGTCAATGTTATTACTACTACCTACGGTCAGTCGGTACTGTGGATGTGGGAACAGCTGTAGCAAACCAGGAATTGGCCCATGACTCATACAGACTGCTCGATGAGCGGAGGGGAGTAGACTACCTGAGATATGTAATTGAACATAGTCGATAACACCAGGTAAACAGCTAGTTGACAGCAATTCGGGCACCCTGTACCGTCGTTTGACATTGCGTCAAACTGATTCTAGGAGGAAGTTACACATGGCGCCAGCCAGAACTACGAGAAGCAAGGCCAAAGCTCCTGCCACACCAAAGCGTGATCCTAAGCTTGCCGCTCTTGGCGACAAGGAGCCAACCGACTATCACCGTTGGTTTGCCACATTCATTGTGCGGGAGATTGGCTATAACCCCAAGGAGGCGGACAGCCCTAGCGCGGCCTTCCTTGCCGGAATCCGCCTTGCTCTTACTGCACGCACTTCCTTCATGGAAAGTGACTTCCTTGAGGCGAAGCGCGAGGAATTCGGAATTAAAAAGCGTGGTCCCAAGGCCAAGGGTCAGGATGTTGATGAGGACGAGGAAGAGGAAACTTCTGTCCGTTCTCGTAAGGCTCCGGCCAAGAAGGCTGCCCCTGCCTCAAAGCGTCGCTCTTCCAAAGCGCAGGAAGAGGAAGACGAATTTGAGGAGGAGACCGAAGAGGACGAAGACGAGGAATTTGAGGAAGAAGACTCCGACGAAGAGTTTGACGACGACGAGGAAGAAGAGGACGAAGACGAGGAATTTGAGGAAGAGGAGGAAGACGACGATTTCGAGGATGAGGAGACCGAAGAGGAGCCTTCCCCTCCGGCACGCTCTCGGCGCTCGACAGCCCGCACCGCTGGTAGCCCCGCTAAAAAGGCCGTAGCCAAGAAGGCAACACCGGTTAAGCGTGCTTCTGCTAAAAAGGCCGCTGCACCAGCGCGAAAAACTGCCACAAAGAAGGCTGCCCCTGCGAAGAAGGCCGCTCCTACCGCACGCCGCGCAAAGGCTGATAACGACGAATTTCTCTTCTGAGACATTGATTTCAGCAGCTAAGATCCTCAGAGGATTGACTCGCCTTATTTAATAGCCCCTGGTGCCGCAGTCTGGAAGTCATAGGTCTAATGATATCCGTTGCGGCACCAGGCTTACCAGAAGGCAAACCCCCATGAGAACCCCTCTTCTCATTCGTAGCCACGAAATTATGGATTACAAGCGTTGCCCTAAAATGTGGTACTGGAAATGGCGTCTAGGTCTGGTACCCAAGGAGAAATCGTTTGGAGCGCTCGACCTGGGAACATGGCTGCATGACGCGCTCGCGCATTGGTACATGAATTACGCAGGTAAACACCGGACCGGTGCAGCGTTGGCAGTGTGCTTTGATCATTTCGCGCTCAAAGCGATTGATAGCGCGCCCGCAAAGACCCCTCAGCATGTCGTTGACAAAGCACAAGAGCTTTACAAGCTCGGTCAAGCGATGCTCATTTCCTACGCCAAAGAATATCAAGGCGATAGGAACTGGATTGTCATCGGGGCAGAGATACCCCTAGAAGTCGAAATCACGGATAAAAATGATCAGACCATAGGGCTGTATCGTCTAAAGCTCGATCTGGCCATACGGGAACGTACGACGGGCAAGATTTGGATTATCGAGCACAAGTCAGCCAAAACAATTCGTACCGAGCATCTAACAATTGACGGGCAGGCACGGCCGTACGGAGCCTTGGCTGAAATTGCCATGAGACATGTGGGGGTTCTGTCGCATACTGACGTGGTTGAGGGAATTCTCTACAACTACCTGCGGAAAACCATGCCTGATGTCCGGGAGGTTGACACAAAAGGTTTGGCGCTCAACAAGGATGGTACCGTCTCCAAGCGCCAACCATCGCCAATGTTCAAGCGGCACCCTGTGACTCTGACCAGGCGAGCCAAAGCCGTTGCCCTGAAACGGATTCAACGCGACGTAACGATGTTGACCAAGCTCCGTAACTACCTTGTCAAGCATCGCGAGTTTGCCGACAGACTACCCAAAACCGCCCATTGGTCTTGCCCCCGCTGGTGCCAGTACTTTGCCATGTGTGAGCTTGAAGAGCAAGGCGGGAAAATCGATGAGCTGAGACGAGGGACCTTTGTCCGCCAAGACCCTTACCAGTATGAAACTACCGACGAGAATTTTGGATTTGAAATGGGGTGAGAATGGAAAAAGACGCACTGACGGGGGTGCTCGTAGGGATTGGAATGCTAATTATGTTTGCGTTCATCGTGTGGCTGTTCGTTGATAGTGGTTGGCCAGGACCGATAGGAGTTTACAGATGAGCAAGGCAAAGGAAGCGTTGCGGGAAGTACCAAGCGATGTGCTTCGAATGGTAACAGCCTGGATTGCTGCTGAATCGCGTGAGATTCGTGCCAACACAGGGGACATAATGTCCGCCAAGCGGATTGTGGACATGCTGACGGAAGAGCTGACCGGCCGTGGGATTCGAACATTTGAGGAGATGCAGGCGGAGCCACGATGACACACTTCATTTGTCGTGACTGTGCAAGGCAAGAACACGACAAATGTCCAGGCGGTACTCATTGTGATTGTCAGCACAGGGAGAAGAAATGAAGAAACTACCGGCTGAGTGGGAAGCTGATAGCGGTTACCTGGTAAAAGATTATGACGGGTGGCGTACTGGGTTCACCACTTCTGAAGGTATTACCTATCAGCCTCAAGGCTTTAGCGTTCCGATAGATAAGCAAGAGTGGGACGCTCGGATGGCAATATCCACAGTGGAGCCAAGGAAGTCACAGGAAGAAGAAATGACACCTGGTGAAGCCGCTCAGCGTAAATGGTGGGAACTGTGCTCAGGTCCCAAGTCGCACATCACTTGGGAATTGCTCCCCCCGGTTACACAGAAGGCTTGGTATGAAATAGCCCAGGCAGCAATCCAAGCAGCGGTAAAGCATCAAAAGTCTGTGGAATTACAATGAGCACAGCGGGTAAGCGCTCATCGCGTGTCCAGACTGAGCGCACTGAGATATCCTTCAGTGAGTTTCAGAAAGAGATTTTCCGCTTGGACAGTTCAACGGAATCCATGAACCTCCTGGTTTTCGGACGTTCCAACGCCGGTAAGACCGTACTGGCTGGCACTGTTCCCGGTAAAAATTTCTGGCTAGTTGGCGAGCCTGGCTATAAAACAGCGTCACGGGTTACCAAGGCAAACGGTTATGGTGTTCGTGTCGGCAATACTGCCATGGCGCTGACTGCACTGGACTGGCTGAAGCACAATCGACGATATGAGAAATTCAGTTTCATTATTGTCGATGGATTAACGTGGATGATCGAACGCTGGCGAATGAGTTACGCCGCTGAGGCTTTCGACATTGACCCGACCAAGCGGCAACACCGTAACCTGCCGGATAGGCCGGATTATTTCAACGCACAGAACTTCACCAAGAATTGGATCGCTGAACTTGTCGATTTACCTGTGAACGTGCTCATCACAGCGCATGCATGGCAAACGGATCAGCTTGAGGTTGCCAAGTTTGTCTTTCCTGGTATCCAAGGGAAAGAAACGGAGGTAGCACAGACCATTGTCGGATTGATGGATACTACAGGCTTCCTTGAGGAGAAAACCTTACGCAGCAAGAAAACAGGTGCCGTTCGCCATGTTCGTAGACTCCACTTCGGACAGCCTGACGATCCAGAAACACGTTACCTGGTAGGTGACAAATTCAATTGCCTTGGACGCTACATCGACAATCCCACAATGCCTAACATCCTTTCCAGGATTGAAGGCGCAGATAAAACAGAAACCGAGTAAGGAAGGAAACCACTGTGCCAACTGTGGATTGGGGACTCTCCAAAGGAGTCATCGACGATTACGATCGTGAGTCCGGTTACAAGCCCTATACCGGCAAGCTTCCTGACAATGGTGTGTACCAGTGGCAGCTTACCCGCCTGGTGTACGTCTCAGGTACCAAGCAGAAAAACCCCCAACTACGCGCGACGTTTAGGCTTGTTGCTCGTGACAAGGCGGAGAAGAAATTCAGCGGCTACACCAACGGCAAATTGATGGTGATTGCCGACTCAACCCCCTTCCAATACGTGCCTTTCCTTGATGCCATTGGCGTTACGGATCGGGAATTCCGTACGCGCACCATCACCGATGAGGACGGCAACGTCAAGAAAATCGGTAGCTGGAAGAACGACGGGGAGCAAATATTCCTTGGCCAGCTTCAGGACAATCGAGGCGACAACGCTGACAAGTACCCGAAGGAAATCGGGTGGGTGGGTCCGATCGAGGAAGAGGCGGACGGAGACGAGGAATTTGACGAAGAGGACGACTCCGACGACGAAGACAGCGATTATGACGAGGAAGAAGAGGACGCGTTCTGATGCCTAAGGCCAAATTCTATAAAGAGGGTGACCTCCCAGAGGAACCCGAGCGTGAGCCTTCCACCAACCAAATGGTGGTTGTCGGCAACGCTGACCACATGCAACAAGCCGCAAACGCCTTGGAGGCACTAGACCGTGCCGGCAAAGCAGCCAGCGAGACAGCAGAGGATCTAGCGGACACTCAGCCTATCGAGGTCAAAACTTTCAATGAGTTTGGCCTTGGGCTTCAGATGAACACCGTACGTCCCGTCGCTTTCCCACAGTTCACCACTAGGCAACAGGCTTACCGCTTCGCTGCGTGGCTTGTCCTCATGGCTGAGATGCTGCCTTCTGAGGAACCAAACCACAGTTTCATTGAAATAGGCGCTGCCATTAGCGAAAGCTAAAGCAATACACGGGAAGCGTACGGCGGTTTTCAGGGGTTTACCGTTTGGAGTGGGGTACGCAAGGAGCGGAAGTGGGTTACCGCTCCTAATAATTCAATCATCTGGAAAGGATAGTGTAGTGGGACCGTTGATTATGATTGTCGCAGGATTGGTACTCCTGTGGTTTTTTCGCACGCTACATTTAAAATTCACACATCCGTATGAGGGACGTCATGCTCTGGGTTACGTGGATGAGGTCACACCGACGTACCACCCGAGTGACAGCGCTTGGGTTCCGGCGCCTGTAAAAAACCGTGCATGGTGGAATGCGCGCATGGGTAGGGATTATCGGCACCGCCATTTATTCATGCCGCTAGCGGATTTCTGGGAGCGTAAGGAGGAGCAATACTGGGAACTGATTGAGTGGCTAGGTCGGGATTACCGTTGGGTGGATATTCCGCTTGAGTGTTGGCCGGAGTCATGGAAGGTGGCTGAGCCAATCGATTTGAGCCGGTATACAGCCGGAAGCGATTTACCGCCAAGGGCGCTCAAGGTGGTCGAACCCTTGAGACCATTCCAAATCACAGTAGCAGGGAGATTGGCAGCATGAAATTTATAGCCGGTCAATGGGTAAGGCTTCCAAGGGTAATGGGACATGCAGAAGGGATTATCAAAGGAGATAAGAAACTTTGGCTTCAGGACGATGAGGATGACTTTGCATGGTTTGTGCTCATTCCCCAACTAGAGCGCCATGTGTTGTGTCCTGAGTCCTGGCTGACTTCCATTGAGCCACCTAGAGATTACCCTGACGCTCCTAAGTGGAATCCCACTAGTGAGGGACACCCCACGGCAGAACGCCAAGAGGCTGAAGTTAATATGGTGCTTGCCTACATTCGGAAAATAGAGTTTGGCAGCACTGAGCAGAACTGCTGGTGCCCTTGGACTCCCTTAAAGGTTGCCGGAAAGATGGGCAGGCTCCGCACTGGTGAACACCCGCAATGCCCTGTGCACACCAAGGAAGGATACCTGTTTGGATTCATTGACCACGTTCGGCGGACCTTCCGTGATGATGTGGCGGCAGATGCTTACAAGAAGGTACTTATCGAGGGTACGGAAATCCTGGGTATGCTGCCTACGGTTGACCCTGTAACGAATCCCAATTATGGCGTTCCTGATTATGAAGGTCCTGACAAACGAGCAAACGTCAGGTTTATCGAGTGATGGACGTTGAAACCGTATTCGAGGACATGAGGCAGGATAAGGCTTTCAGCCACCTGAAGCCAGCGAGGCTAGTTCCTGGTGAGGGTTCGGAAGTCAACTCCATAGCGTTTATTGTCGGTGAGGCACCAGGGGCACAGGAAGCTACGATCGGTCGGCCTTTTGTGGGTCAGGCTGGCGAAATTCTCCGTATGCTCATGGAGGTTGCTAACCTCCACAGTTACTTCAGTGAAGGTTCCCAGTACACCCCGAACTGCTGGCTTACCAACGTTCTGAAATTCCGGCCACCTGGCAACCGCACTCCCACATGGGATGAGATCCAGCTATGCCGCCCCTACCTCAGACGGGAATGGCACGCGGTCTACCGCCCACGGTTAATTATTCCCGTTGGGGGAGTTGCCTTCGCCGCTGTTATGGGCAAGCAACTGTCCATTTTGAAGTACGCGGGACAAGGCATCATCAAGCAGTCTCGGACCGGTCCGCGCTGGCGTACCGAGCTAGCGGTTTGGCCAATGATTCATCCCGCTTATGCATTACGTAACAAGGCTTCACAGCCGATCGTGGAAAAGCACTGGGCGAAGTTGGGTGAGTGGCTTGTTAACAATCAACGATCGATTGCAGGGCGACAAGATAAGCTTTCACTTCATTGAGGACAAGCACGATGCCAAGCGCGCTGTCAATTGGGCTAGACGGCATGTAGGGCAGGAGCTAGGCATGGACACGGAATCCACAGAGTTGAACTGCTACCTTCCGCAGTGGAGGCTGCGCACTTTTCAACTTGGTGACGCTGTGCGAAGTTTCGTGTTCCCTGCCAAATTCCGTTCTGCCATTGAAACAATCTGGTCACTCGGTATCGACTGGATCGGGTACAACGGTCCCCACGACGTTCGTTGTGTGGATATATATCTGGGCTATGAGTCCAAGGTGGTTGTTCGCTCTGAGGCTTTCATTACCGCGCACCATCACGAGCCCAGGAAGGCGGAGGAAGGCGGGGTAGATCTGGGCTTGAAGGATCAGTGCATGGCGCACATTGATCCCTCAGCGGGGAAATGGGAGGTTGCCTTAAAACAGTCCTTCAAGCAAATCATGGTGCCAATGCCTGGTGAATTCTACAAATCCGGTCCCCGTAAGGGGCAGCCTAAAACACGCAAGGCGTTGATGTCGGAAGGATGGGCACTGCAAGACATCCGGCACCCCGCCTATATTGCCTACGCGGGGGCTGACCCCATTCTGGCTTACCGCCTATGGCAGTACAACCAACACACATACAGTCGTGCAAACGGCCTGTATGACAGGGATTTGCAAATTGATGAAATCTGCGACCGACTGCAACGCCGAGGCATGCGCATAGATGTCAAATACCTCACACGTTATCGTTCCGCACTCAACCGGCGTGCCGCTCACTTCCTTGACCTAGCGGCAAACCTCGGGTGCTACAACATAAACTCTGGTCTCCAAATCGCTAAAACCCTTATCGAGCTTGGGGCTGAGCTAACACACAAAACCCCTCATGGTAAATGGCAGACCAACAATACTGTGCTCGAAAGCCTGCTCACGTCGGACAACCGCGATGTTCGGCGATTGGTGCGCTACATCCTCACAGCCAGAAGGCTCACTAAACGCGCTGAGGTTTACGCTGCGGGCATGCTGCGGGAGAAGGACATCAACGACAGGGTGCACCCCTCCATTAACTCTCTTGCGGCCAGAACTGGCCGGATGAGTGCGGGCATTTTCCAGCAGCTACCGACCAAGGAGCAAGATTAGATGGAAGAAGCTATCACATTGCTCGAAACCCTTTATAACAAGGTGCGCGCTGAGCGATGGAGAGACAACAAGGGCAAGCTAGGTGTGATGACCGGAATAAAAATGTGCATCATCCATTTGAAATTTAAGGCGGGACTGAAGTGGAGATATCATGGTTTGGTGGTGCCTCCATAAGCTACCTTACCGGAATAAGCGTTGCCCTGGTTGAAGACATGCCTGACAATATGTGGCGACTGGTGGACGTCAATACAGATGTGGTTATCGAGGAAGGCTTTATTGAAGATGAACCATCACTACCACAGAAACAGGATGAGGGACGAACAGAGGCTGACCATCCTGCAATCAATAACCCTATCGATTACAGGAGTACCAAAGGGCCATACAGTCCCCATGGCGGAGTTTGCGAGACTGCACCAAACCCCACATGCACTCAGCATCACTAGCGCGATGACCTGGGCACAGCAAATCCAATATAGCTTGTACAACAGTTACCGTCGTAACCACCTAAACTGAAGGGCAGCAATGGAAATCGGAATTACCGCCACTCGACACGGGATCACAGCACAGCAAGGGAGGAAACTTCAAGCTCTGTTGACTGTGTATTGGTTCCCAGGCAACGTACTCCGCCATGGGGATTGCGTCGGAGGTGATGAGGCGGCTTTTGAAATCGGTACTGGGCTCGGTTATTACACGATCGCTTACCCAGCAACGAACGTGACCGAACGGCTTCAGGCTAACACCAAGAGCACTGAGCGGATCGAGGGTTACGAAACATTGGCGCGTAACAAAATCATTGTCGAGAAAACGGCAATGCTAGTCGCCATGACCCAAGGATTCAAAGAGATTCCACGCAGTGGCACATGGACCACGATCCGCTATGCACAACAGAAGGACCGCCCTATTTGGGTTATCACGCCAGACGGTCTAGCGGTATTCAAGCCCTGTAAGGCGCATGACAAATACGGCTCTCTTAATTGGAGCGACTCATGATGTTCGTTGAGGACACTCTAAACACCGTTCTGATTCTCACTATCTTGGTGAGCATAGCGACAAATATTGTGCTCGATGCTCTACGCACAT